TTTAATTTCTTCATTTGTTAATTTACGCCCTTTAGTACTTAACATTGGTTTTATTTCTTCATCTTGTATTGCAAATGCGTTTGGTACATCAAAACCAGCTGTTTTAAATTGTTTAGAGTAGTTATTTAATTTACTCATTAAACCACCTTCGCCATATAAATAATCTTTTATTTGTTTTTGATTTTCACTACTACCTATATCAACAGAGGCAGCTAACATTTTAGCATCTTCAAGAATTTGTTCTTTTAATGCATCTCCTCTGAGCTCCCCACCTTCTTTACTTATACGAAATTTAGCAAGTATTTTTCCTAGATTATTATTATTTATATCTATTTCACCTTCATTACCTTCACCTAATTCCCTAAAGTTTATTAAACCACCACCTATTCTTTTTCCTATATCAAAACCACCTTCTGATGTAGTATAAGCACCTAATAATAAATGTCTTAAAGTATCTTCATAAGCATCTTGATTTAACATACCCATGTTCATTCGTGTTTGAGCAGAATTTCTAGCTTGTTCTTTAGCTAATTTTCCTTCATCTGATATACCAAGTATATTAGCTATTGTGGGTTGAACATTATCATTTAAAAACTTTTTAGTTTCATCTATACCTGGTATATAATTACCCATTTACATCATCCCTTAATCTCATAAAAGCTCGTAGCGTTCTCGCTACACCTTGCAGTCTATGTAGTTCTTCTGTTTCTGTTATTTGTTCTAATTGTTTGTGATTAGCTTCAAGACGCACTTCTAGTTCTTCAACAAAAGATTCCCAAAGTTCTGGATTGTTTACAAACATTTTTAATTTATTCATTGTATTGGAGGTTGCCCTGTATTAGCTGAGAAGCCTTGTTCTCCTGGAGTAGGTACACTACCTGTACCTATTTGACCTCCACCTGATCCTTGAGTATCTTGAACTTGAGCACCTGCTGGAGGTTGTGCTCCTGGTGCTGGAGGCTGAGGTGCTCCTGCTGGAGCTTCAGGTGGTGGATTTTCTTCTTTAAACTTTTTAAGTATTTCTGCTTGTATTGCAGCATCACCCATAGAGTTAACTAATTTATCTGGATCAAGATCCATGCTTTTTGCTATTTCACGTATTATATAATCCATCTTAGCAAATGGAGCTAGTACTGGATTTTGAACTACACCTAAGAATTGCATTAGTCTTTGTGATCTAACTTCATTAGCCATTAATGATTCTGTACCACGAGCTTTAACTTCTAAGTCACCTTTAATATTAGTATCATAATCAAACTGCATATTAAAGTTAAAGAAAGCTTTACCAAGTGGAGCTAGTAAATAGTCATCGACATTTTTAACCACGTTCCGTATACTGCCATTAGCAGCAGACATAAGCATACTAATACCAGAAGCGGTTCGTCCCACTCCTTGGACACCAGTTTGACCATGAGCAAAGCTAGGAAAGCCTGTAGACTCATCAGCCAATACACGGGCTTTATCAAACATCTGCATATTTTCATTAGATACATTAGGAAATTTAGTTCCAAAAATTGCCTGACCAGGTGCACCCCCTTGGCGTCTAAAGACTTTTCCGGGGTACACACTTAAGTCTTGACCAGGTGTTAAATTAGTTTCATCTACTTCTATTAGCATATTACCAGATAATGCAGCATTGTCAACAGCCATTCTCATAAAGCCATTCATTAATGTCTGAGTATCATCCATGTTTTCAGCTATACCTACACCAAATAAACTGTAAGGATTTACTTCATATGGTACTGCATAATATGGTATTAAGTTAGGAGTAAACGGATTCATTACAAGTCTTAGTATTTGACCATTACAAGTCCATATGTTTACACTCACTTGATCTAGGTCTTTCATATCATCTGGTATATCTACATCATGTCCTTCTAAAACTTCAACATCTATATTACCCCAGAACTCAAGAACTTCATATCTTTGGGCTTTAGCTTCTTGGCTTTCATCTTCCATAGCCTGTTCCCACCATTCTTTGGTGTAATTTTCTCCCATAGAAATTGCCATATCAATACAGTTAGAACGAAAAAAAGGTCTACGTTTTAAAGCCCGTATTTGACTTCGAGACATTTTATGTCTTTCTACTACATACTCTGCTTCATCCATATTAGATGCATCAGGGTCTGGGTAAAAGTCCCATACAGATACACTTGAAGTTTGTGGTATAGTTTTAATTGTAGGTGAGTATACACCATCTTCATCCCAATTAGGATACTCTTTATCTATAGCAAATGGACCTTTCATAATACCAGTTCCAAATAATGCAGTTTCAAAAGCAGCTACTCGTAATTGTTTATTAGCATTAGACTCTTCTAATTGATCATGGATTTTCTTTTCCATTTTCTTAGAAGCTACTACTGCTGGGTGAAAAGTAATTTCTGTTGCAGTAGAACCAGTACCTTCTTTTAATCTATCTGCTACAGGTTCTAATTTACTTTGTAAACCAGCTAATCGTTCTTGAAGCTGTGGCATAGTTTCACCAGGAAGAAGTTTTTTATCTTCTGGAGAAATTTCCTGTGCCTTAACTAACTCAGGATTACTTTCAAAAAATACTGACTCAGCCACACCTTCTGGTAAAGTAGTAGGATCTACTGTAATAGGAAATTTATTATTACCAAACAATACTTCTACTATCTGACCATAAGCTGCTAGTACTTTAGTCTTAGTAACTTTAACAAATACTTGAGATTTTTCAGTGCCTGAGAATTGTACATCAGGTCCATAGATTCCACGGTAATTTCTATAGGCTTGTATCCAACGAGTTTCATCAATTTCTCTACCTGTAGAAGCTTTAGAATAACAACTTTTTACTAATTCTATAATTCTGCCAGCAGAAGGATCACTGTAGTCTTCTTTATCATTATCATCTAATGCAGAAGACTCAGAGGAGTCAAATAGCATTTCATTATCTAGTGTATCTTCTTCTTCCATATTTATTCCTTAATATCCAAAAGTTGGGTCACTCATTTGAAATCCATCTTTTTGTGCAAAAGGATCAAAATCAAATAAGCTACTTCTTGGTCTTGTCATAACACCGTATCTAAGTGCATCATATAAGTGATCTTCAGAATTAGTATCTACATCTTCAGGGTTATTTTTATCTAAAGGTAACGCTGGCATTTGTGCAACTGTATTAGTGCAGCTATTAAAAAATACAAGTCTAGGTTCTTCAGTGTACTCGTCTACTTGTAATCTTCTATGTAATTCGTTTTTACCTGCTACTCTAGATCCCTTACTACGGTCTGCTGGTCTCCATCTACAACCACGCATAATCATTTGTTCAGCTAATGATGGCCCTGTATCTCCACGTTTATGCCACAAAGAAGAGTCAAGAACTCCGTACCTAATGTTTTCACCTTCTTCTAATTCCATTATTCTATCTGCTAAGTCAGTAGCAATAACTTTAGTTACATACAGTTCTCTATATACAACTAGCTGTTCTGATGGTGATACAGCAATCCATACAACTCCTGTATGAGATCCATAACCATAGTCACAAGCACGAAACTTTACCCAATTACCAGGTATATTAAAAGGACTAACAACGTGTATGCTCCTATTCCATTCAGGAAATGCCGATCCTTCATTAACATCCCAATCACCTTGAAGCAGTTGCTTACGCTGGTGTTCAGGTAATGAAAGTAAGTTAGCTTCATATAATCCATCATCAGATAAATAAGGGTTATCAAATAACGTAGCAGGTATAAACCTTCTTTTAAATAAAGGTTCTCCTTCACGAGAGTGACCTTTAGGCCATTTTATTGTTTGACCTGTTTCTGCATCAGTAGCCCAAAAAGGTTTATTGATTGGAGAAGGATCAACAAAAAGTTTTTTTACCCAACTATGTCCTGGCCCTCCTGGGTTAGTAGTAGCTCTTTGGTATAATTTTAAATTACTATCACGAGTAGTTCTTAATCGTGACCTCATATAATTCCAAGGGTAAGGAGAAGGCCATTGTGTAAGTTCGTCAAAACCAATCCAAGAAAAAGCCTGTCCTTGATAACGTGTGACATCATCATCCCTATCTAGATAAGATAACCAAAGTGTTGCACCTGATGGTGCTACCCAAGTTTTATCTCTTTCCATAAACTTTATACCCGGTATTGCTTTTGGATATAATTGCTTAGATACAGAAATAAGTTCCCTTAGTTCTTCCGTTGTCCTACGTACTAACAAACCTCTAAATGCAGGATTGTTTAAATAACGTACTGGATCTGCAAGCATGGCAAAACTCTTACCACCACCTGCTGCACCTCCGTATAAAACCTCTTGTTCTGAAGCAGAGAGAAATTCTGTCTGTGGTCCAGGGTTTGGTTGAAAAATTACTTGTTCAGCTTTTTCTACTTCAAACTCTTCAGGTCTAGGCTGTGCTGATACTGTACTCGATTCTTGTATTACCGATACGTTCTTCTTCAAGCTTCCTTGCTTTTTCTGCCGCTTCTTTATACCGTTGGGCATAGTAGCGTTGAGTTGAAGCTTCTTTTTTTCTTTTTTGTTCAAGTTTAATTCTCTTCATTAAACCCACATGAGAGATATACCTTTGAGATTCTTCGCTTAACCAGTCAGCTACATTCCTAAGACTGTACTGTTTAAGGTATACTTTTGCTTGCTCTAGCAATTCTAACTCTTCTGGGATTGGAAGTATTATATCATCATCTTCTGGGTCTTGTCTATACCCAAAAGGAATTATTCTTCCTACTCTTACTACAGGTTTCCAAACAAGGCCATCTTCAGTTTCTTCTGGCATAGGTATCTTCCAAGTTTTAATCGTCTTCATCTTGTTTTGGTGGTAGAATAAATAATGGACTTTCTGTTTTTATTTCTACCTTATCTGTTTTTACAAAGCCAGCTCGATCTAATAGATCTTTAGCAGCTATTATTTTTTCCCTGTTTCCCAAACTTGTAGGGTTTGAAAGAACTTCTAACATAGAATAAGCAGCACGAGTTCCCGTAGCAGATAAAAACTTATACGTTAAATCTTTTACTTCTTCTTTTAAAGCATCCATAATAACAGTAGAAGACACACCATCTGCATACCCAGCTAATTTCTTAGCTGTTACAGGGTTGCCTTTTGCTTCATCAAAAAGAACATCTAGGAACTTTTGCTGCTTTTCTGTAAGTTGCCTACTCACTATCTACCACACTGACATTTATCACAACAGTTACAAGGCATAGCAAGTATTGCACGTAGTATACGGTTTAGGTAGGCCATTAAGATGACCCACCCTTTTCTTTAAGAACGATACCAAAGATACCGCCTATAATTCCTGCCCATGTTAATATAGGCATACTAAACATAAATCCTAGTCCTACACCTGCAAGAGCAAGTGCTAGATAAGTTGTAGGCTCTTTAAGTCTTCCAGTAATCCAATCCATAGTTATTTCCCCCTATTTAAATTCTATAGCGACACCGATTGACAGGTCACTATATTTAAAGTCTTTATCTAAAGATAGTTTAGAGTAAGCAGATAGACTATTACTTATAGTCATTGTACTCTTTACTGATGCACCAGAAACACTAAAAGAATCTCCGCTTGAATATCCCCAATCTAGTGCTGGTCTAATAGATAATCTGGAAAGGTTAGCCGTTACACCAACATCGCCTGACCATTTTTTAGTTTTAATACCATACTCTACAGACGCATCTGGTTTAAACATGGACATAATACCACTCTTTATAACTCCTTCAGCTTGTACTGAAGCTGCTGATAAAGCAACTATTGTACCTGCAAGAAATAATTTTCTCATTTTGTTATCTCCCAAATCCTGTTAGTCTTCTAATTTCTCCACGAGATATTCCTAAATCTCGTAGCTCTCTTTCTGACATACTCATGAGTGTATAGTATGCAGATCTATTTACCATATAGTTATGGTACTTTTCTAAAAATTTTTTAATCATTTTATAACTCCTCTGTTAATGACTGAGAAGTTATACCACAACTAGTTATAACATAAAAGAGATAATAATGCAACCCCGTTATGCATTTTTATTCTTTTGATTTAGTTTTAGTTAAAGCTGTAGCACCCATAAATCCTAATACAACACCCATCTGTGCTACAAGAAAAGTGTTAAGAAACCCTGATGCAGACTCCATACGAGCTACATTAATGATAGGTGTAAGTAATAGTATTACAGTTACAATGGTTGTACCCATAGCTAACCAAGCCATAGTACGTTGCGTGTCCATCATCTTGTCTTCGTTCTCTAGGCGTATCCATCTTTCGTGACGATCCATCTCGTCATCTGTTATAATGCCATCACCATCTGCATCTGCCATTGCATACTTGCTATCTGCTTGTAGTTTCTTTGACATTA